AAAATGAAGAAAAAATGAAAGGAGGTAGCCAATGGCACGACCATCCAAACCGGTGAGCGTGATCCAGATGGAGAAAAAGTCTCATCGGACAAAGAAGGAACTGGCATCCAGGAAGCGGGCAGAAGATCAGATGCTTGCAGGAGACAAGATCCGGAAGTTTCCAGAAGTCCGTGAAAATCGGAAGGCATCAATGGAATGGGACCGCATCACAGAAATTCTGGATCGTATCGATAAGAATGACCGAACCTATGAAACGGTTATCAACCGGTACTGTCTGATGCTGGCGGAATGTAGGGATATGGAAAAACTGAAAAAGACCATAGAAAAAAGCATAAAAAACCTGATAAAAGCATTTAAGGAACAGGTTCTTGCCGAAGTATCGCCGACAGAAAAAGCCGAATTGCTGATAAATTTCACGGAGCAGATGTACAAGATGTCAGCAACACTGATCAAGTATGACCGTGAAATTGAAAAGAAAAGAGCAATGCTGCTTGCGATTGAAAAAGAATCCGGGATGACGCTGGCGGCTATGCTCCGAACCATTCCGAAAGAGCCGGAAAAAGCAGCAAATCCATTGCTGGAGGCGTTGAACAGTGGCTAAGATACAGGAGAGTAAAGCATATAAATACTGCGAATGGGTATTGCAGAAGGATAATCAGAAAGCACCTTCTTATGTGAAAAAACAGTGTGAATCTTGGAAGAGAATTGCAGACGGAGAAGATTCGGAAGCGTACGTGAGCGAAAAAACATATGAAAAGATTATGAAACTGCTCGGACTGATGGTGCATCCGGATCTGCAAAAGCCGCTGAATGAGTCTCTTGAGGACTATGCAATGCTCTTTATCACAGCCACTTTCTGCACGAAGACTATGGATCCGGATATCGATACAGAGGTACGGTTTTATGAAACGGCACTTCTGAAAATTGCAAGAAAAAACTTTAAAACCTTTAATGCAGCAGTCATTTTCATTCTGCTGATGCTTACAGAACCGCGTTTTTCGCGGTTTTTTTCCGTTGCTCCGGATTTAAAACTGTCAAAAGAGCTGCAGATAGCAATCAAAAAAATTATCAAGTCCAGTCCGATCTTGAGTGATGAGCTGGAACCGGTGTTTAAAACATTGCGAAATGAAATTCGATGTAATCTGACAGAAAGCGAATACACACCGCTTGCATACAGTGAAGACAAGATGGATGGAAAGCTTCCGAGTGCATTTCTGGCAGATGAAGCTGGGGCAATGGATTCTTACCCGGTGGAGGCGATGCGTTCCGGACAGATCACAGTTACAAATCCGCTAGGGATCATCCTGAGCACAGAATATCCGAATGATAACAACGTCATGATAGACGAAACGGACAAGGGGAAAAAGGTGCTGGACGGTCTGAGGGAGAACAGAAGGATGTTTTCCCTGATCTATGAGCCGGATGATTATCTTTTACAGGGAGATGAGTGGCAGAAAAACGACCTGTGTATTTACCAGAGCAATCCGGTAGCGTGCACGAATAACCGCATCTTTCGGAAGATTGTTGAGAAGCGAACGGATGCGGTGGATTACGAGAACAAACGTGAAAACTATCTGTGCAAGCACAACAACATCAAATACAAAGGTCTTGGTGTGGAAGGATATATCGAAATCACAAAGGTTCGAAAGTGTAAAAAGAAAAAGGACGATGAATGGTGGAAAGGTCGGAGAGTGTGGCTCGGGCTGGATTTGTCACTGTCGGAAGATAACGTGTGCGTAGACATGAAAACCTATGAAGGTGACGATAAAGACAATGCTGTTCTGTATACAAAGACGATGGGATTCATTCCGGCCGGAAAAATTGCACAGAAAAGTAAGCGAGAAGGTGTGGATTATAACACGCTGATCCGGAACGGATGCTGTATCGCATGCGGTGATGAGGTGATTGATTACACGAAAGTGGAAGAATATGTGCTGACTCTTGAAGAAAAACTGGGTGTGGAAATTGTACAGATCGGCTATGACCGATGGAATGCAATCTCAAGTATTCAGAAATTCGAAAATGCAGGTTATGAGTGCGTGGAGATCAAACAGCACTCCAGCGTTCTGCACTCGCCGACTAAATGGCTGAAAGAATGTATTCTTTCCGGAAGATACTGGTACGAAGAAAACCTGATGCTTGAGATCAACTTTCAGAACGCCAGATGTACTGAAGATACGAACAAAAATAAATATGTAAACAAAAAGAAATCCGTTGAAAAGGTCGATCAGGTTGTCGGAAACATCAACAGCACCTATTTGATCGAACAGGAACTGCTGTATGGTGGGGATGGATTTGTAGCACAGGTGGGATGAGGTGATTGAAATAGGAATATGGAAACGTTGGCGGGAAGCCAGGGAACAGCCAAAAGAAACGGAAATCGTATCCGATTCACTGCTTCGGGCATTGATCGGAGAAACAAAAATAACAGCAGAAGAGGCAATGAGCATCCCGACGGTAGCGGGATGCGTTGGAAAGATTGCGGACACGGTTGCGTCACTGGAAATCAAATTGTATCACAGAAATGGTGATGCAATCGAAGAAGTGACGGATGACAAGAGGACGAAACTGCTGAACGGTGACACAGGAGATACACTGGATGCGTTCCAGATGAAACGAGCCATGGTAAAAGATATGTTCCTGGACAAAGGCGGCTATGCGTTTGTTCATAAAAGCAACGGAGAAATTGTATCTTTGCATTATGTAGAAGCGAATAGGCTTGCTTTTACCTATGATCCAAACCCGATTTTCAAGGATTATAAGATCTACTGTTACGGTGCATATTATGAGGGCTGGCAGTGGATCAAGCTTCTGAGAAATACAAGGAACGGTTACAGCGGAGAGAGTATTGTTGACGAATCTAAAACATTTTTCGAAACAGCTTATGCAAGCCTTCTGTATGAAAAAAACCTGGTAAAAACTGGAGGAAACAAAAAAGGCTTCCTGCAGTCAGCAAAAAAATTGTCGACAGAAGCTATGGAAGCATTGAAAAAGGCATTCAAGAGAATGTACTCGGACAGTTCAGAGAACGTTATCGTGCTCAATGATGGTCTGACTTTCAAGGAATCCTCCAACACATCAGTTGAACTGCAGCTGAATGAAAACAAAAAGACAAATGCAGACGAAATCTGCAAGATGTTTCATGTGCCGCCGTCAATCATCAGCGGAAAAGCAACCGAAGAAGATAAAAAAAACTACATAGAAGGTGCCATTATACCGATACTAGACCGATTTGCCACAGCAATCAATGCGGTGATGCTGGATGAGGATGAAAAAAATGATATGTTTTTTTCATTCGATACCACGGATCTGGTAAAGGGTGACATCGAAAAACGGTTCGGAGCGTATAAGATTGCGATTGATTCTGGATTTATGCAGATTGATGAGGTCAGGGAAAAAGAAAAACTTCCGGCTTTTGGCCTGGATTTCATCAAATTAGGATTGCAGGACGTATTGTATAGTCCGTCCAGCAAGACAGTCTATACACCAAACACGGACAAAACATCGAAGATGGGAGAAAATCCGGTCAAAGAAGAGCCGGAAAAGAAAGAAGGTGAGGAAGATGCGGATTGAGATTCGGGAAGAAAGTGTGATCATTGATGGTTATGTGAACGCAGTAGAACGCGAAAGCAAACCGCTTGCAAAGCCGGGAAGGCAGAGGAAATTTGTGGAAAAGATCAAAGCCGGAGCGTTCGGGCGTGCAATCAAGCGTGCAAAAGCAGAAAACAGGGCAATCCGGGTACTGTTGAACCATGATGAAAAGCGGGAGCTGGCGAACACACTGGATGCAACAGCAATTCTGAAGGAGGATAACATCGGACTGCACTGCCACTGTGAAATCAGGGATGCAGAACTGAAGGAAAAGGCGGCAGCAGGAAAGCTGAGGGGCTGGTCATTCGGCTTCTATTGTCTGAAAGATGACTATGAAGAACGCAGAGAGAATGAAGAGGTAGACCACCGTAATGTAAGAGAACTGATCCTGAATGAAGTATCGATTCTGGATGACAGGAAAACACCTGCTTATGCCGGAACGAGCATCGAGGTGCGGGACGACGATATGTTAGAATTCCGGGCGTTTGAGGACGAAACAGAGCTGATACAGGAAGAAAAAGAGAATGATATCCATGAATTTGAGCATCGCTACATGAAAATCAAGGCAGAACAGCCGGTATAAAAGGAGGACCATATGAAGAAAAAGAAATTATTAGAAATGCGTGCAGCCAAGCAGAAAAGAATGAAAGAAATTCTTGAGGCAGCAACGAATGAAGAACGTGCCCTGAATACAGAGGAACGTGACGAGTTCGGAACACTGGAGGAAGCGATCCGGGGCATTGATGAAACCATCAAAGCAATGGAATCCATGAGAAATCTGGAAAAAGAACCGGAAGAACCAGAAAAGGAAGAAAGAAGCCAGGAAGAAAGAGATCTGGAAACATTCGAAAGCTTCTTACGTGGAACAGCAAGTGAAACACGGGCGGACAATATGACATCTACAGACAACGGTGCTGTAATTCCATCCAGTATCGCCAATAAGATCATCGAAAAAGTTCTGGATATTTCTCCGGTTTTCTATGATGCAGACCGATATAACGTAAAAGGAACGCTTACGATTCCATATTACGATGAAGCAACCGGAGACATTACAATGGATTATGCAGAAGAATTTACGGAAGGAGAATCCACTTCCGGAAAATTCAAAAGCATTTCACTTGCCGGTTTCCTTGGCCGTGCGATCACGGACGTTTCCAAGAGCTTGATCAACAACAGCAACTTTGACATCGTGAACTTTACGATCAACCGCATGGCAAAATCAATTGCAAAATGGATCGAAAAAGAATTACTGATCGGAACAAACAAGAAGATTGAGGGACTTCAGGGAGTAACACAGAAGGTAACGGCAAAAGCAGCGGATAAGGTTACAGCAGACGAAATTATCGACCTGCAGGAGAGCATTCCGGATGTTTATCAGGCAGATGCCTATTTTATCATGAACAAGAAGACAAGAACTGCTATCCGAAAACTGAAAGATGGACAGGGTAATTACCTGTTGAATAAAGATGCAAACTCCAGATGGGGTTATACGCTGTTTGGAAAAGATGTATATACATCAGATGCGATGCCGGAAATGGCAGCAGGAAAAAGAGCAATCTACTATGGGGATTACAAAGGTCTTGCGGTCAAGGTGTCTGAGGATGTGACGATCGATGTACTCAGAGAAACCAAAGCAAGACAGCACGTGGTTGAAGTACTCGCTTTCCTGGAAATGGATGCAAAAGTGCAGAATGCAGAAATGCTGGCCGCACTGGAAATGGCGGCAGCCTGAAAGGACTAATCTATGAAAGTCAGTGAAGTGACACTGCAGTATCTGGTGGATTATGCCAGGATCGATGATCCGACCGAAGTTGAGATCCGGGAGCTGAAAGAAATGAAAAAGCAGGCAGTTGCACAGATCAAATCCTATACCGGACTTACGGAAGAAGAACTGGATCAGCACGAAGATATTACGCAGGCTCTGGTATTGCTGATTATGGATGCGTTCGATAACCGGAATCTGTACATAGAAGGGAAAGCCAGCAATATCAACAAAGCGGTGGAAAGCATCCTGTCGATGCACTCCATCAATCTGCTTTAGGCGGTGAGACATGAAGACCTTAAACATTGGAAAACTGAATAAGCGGATCACGCTCATGTGTCTGCAGGATGTAGAAGATGAGATGGGGCAGTCCACAAAAAAATTACAGGTAAAAGCAGTGGTATGGGGGACACTTTACCCGCTACGTGGGGCAGAATTCTATGAATTGCAGAAGATCCAGAGCAGAGTGACGCATAAATGTTATCTGCGGTACCGGGAAGATATCGATACAAACAGTATTCTGGTATATGCAGGAAAACAGTATTCTGTGACAAGTGTCCTGGATGTAGGACTGGAGCACAAAATGCTTGAGATCATGTGCTGTGAGTACAAAAACAAGGATGTGATGTAATGGATGAGACACTTTACGCACAAGTAGAAGGTCTGGATGAACTGGCAGAAAGCCTCGAAAAGTTTGCAAAAAAATATCCTGATCGTATGGGAGATGCACTGGTAAGGCAGGCAAAGGAATTCCGAAAGGATGTCGTCAAACTGGTACGAAATGATACAGACAGTCCTGGAACTTCGCCAAAATCGCTTAAAAAACTGAAAGAATATAAAGTCAGTGAAATAATAGGATTTGGAGCAAACCAGCAGGTAGATATCAGTGGCATTGCACCGCATTTTCATCTGGTGGAAAACGGTCATATGCAGATGAACAAGAACGGAGAGCCAGTCGGAAAAGGTTATGTACCAGGTTATCATTTTATAGACCGTACACGCAAAAAGCGAGAAAAAGAACTACCGAAAGAGATAGAGTCAGTGATTGACAAAATATTAAGAGAGGAGGGCTTCCTGTGACGGTTACAGAAGTCAAAAGGGGACTGCTCTTGAAAATGCAGGAAGCATTTCCGAAGGAAACCTATAAATATTATGCAATGGAAGTGAAAGAAGGCTTTACGAGGCCTTCTTTTTTTACACAGCTGAAACCGGTAAGCATGGAGCCGTGCAACTACAATTCCAGAAGTAACCAGGCTGCTTTCTATATCACATATTTTCAGAAGACGATCGATGAGGCGGAAGCACTGGATGTGATCCAGAAGCTGAGGGATCTGTTCGGACTGTATGTAAAAATAGGGGATCGGGCTGTGAAAATCCTGGATTATGATTATGAATTTTCTGGGAAAGAAAAAAACATTGCAGAAATCACGGTAGACGTTGGATGGATGGATCGCATCGAACACAAAACAGATGCACCAGTGATAAAAAACGTTGAATTAGAACAGAAATGGAGGAGCAGAGCATGAAAATGCCAAGCGTTACAATCTCTTTCACGGAAGCGGCGACCGCAGCCGTGAAGAGAGGCGAAAGAGGGATCATTGCCATGATCCTGAAAGATATCGTACCGGCAGAAAATCCGGTTCGATGTGTGACGGAAGAAGATATTCCGGCAGAGCTGTCAGAAGCCGGAAAACAGCAGATCCGGCTGGCACTGAAAGGGTATGTGAATACACCAAACAGCGTGATCGTATATATGATCGGAAAGAGCGAAGAAAATTATGAAACAGCACTGAATTACCTGAAAACGGTCAGATTTGATTATCTGGTGGCACCGAGCGTTGAAACGGATGGACAGCTGTCTGCAGTTACGTCTTACGTTAAAAACGAGAGAAAAGCAAACAAACTGATCAAAGCAGTACTGCCGAATGTTACGGCAGATAGTGAAGGGATCATCAATTACGCAACGGAAACAGTATATGAAAACGACACGGAATACACGACGGAACAGTATTGTTCGAGAATTGCCGGTATTATCGCAGGAACACCGATCACGATTTCCTGTACTTACGCACCGCTTCCAGAATTAACAGACTGCACAAGACTGACATCAAAAGAAGCAGATGCGGCAGCAGAAGCCGGTAAACTGATTGTCTGGTGGGATGGCGAAAAGGTTAAGACAGGAAGAGGGATCAACAGCCTGACTACGCTGACGGATGAAAAAGGGGAACAGTTCCAGACAATCAAAATCGTAGAGACGATGGACATGATCACAAATGATATCCGTATGACAACGGAAGACAGTTATATCGGAAAATATGCCAATACATACGACAATAAGTGCCTTCTGGTGTCAGCCATCGGAAATTACTTCGAAAAACTCCAGAAGCAGGGTGTGCTTAACAGCTGGACACTGGAAATCAATGTGGAAGCAAACAGGGCATACCTGAAAGAAAAAGGAACCAATGTAGAAAAAATGACAGAAGACGAGATCAAGAAAGCAAATACAGGGAAAAACGTTTTCCTGAAAGCAAAACTGTCAATTTTGGATGCAATCGAAGACATTGATCTGCCGATTGCAATCTGAAAGAAAGGAGGCACAAGATGGGAAACAATGTGCAGCATGCACCGGAAAAGACCATTAACGGAACATTTGGGGAAGTGTGGATTGATGACTATTATGCAGCAGAAACCACAGGACTTGAAGCCAAAGTAACACTGGAGAAGACAGAAGTAAATCAGACAGGAAGTCTGGCAAAAGGCTACAAAGTAACCGGTATTGACTGTAAGGGAACTGTAAAAATGAATAAGGTCACTTCCTTCTTCATCAATCTGCTTTCCGAAAACATCAAAGCAGGAAAAACAACCACCTGCACGATCATTTCCAAGTTGGAAGATCCGGATGCATACGGAGCGGAACGTGTCAAACTGACGGGATGTACGTTTGATGAGCTTACACTGGCAAACTGGGAAGCAAAGAAACTGGGAGAAGAAAGCTACCCGTTCACATTTACAGGTTGGGAGCTTCTGGACACAATTACGGTAGAATAAAGGAGAAAACGATGAATCTTGTAGATAAACTGTTAAAAATGGATGCAAAAAAGGCAGAGGAACTGCAGACTGGCAGCGTGGAATCGAAAAGACTGGCAAAACTGCTGGGAGTGGATAAAGTAGAAGTCCAGATCAGAGAGATCAAATCACGAAGAGTCAATGATATCGTGGCTTATCAGATTGACCAGAAAGGTAAGTTTGATTATTCAAAAAGCTATGATGCAAAGCTGATGATGTGCGTGGAAGGAATCGTAGAACCGGATCTGAGAAACAAAGACCTTCAGGCACACTTTGAATGCAAAAGTGCGAAGGATCTTTGCGAAAAACTTTTTGGAATGGAGATTACAGAAATCAGTGATGCGATCAGTCTGTTATCCGGTGTCGATACCGAGGAAGACCATGAGGAAACAGTAAAAAACTGATTGAGACGAATGGGGAGGTACAGTGCATGTATCTCCTCTTTCGTTATCATCACATTATGCCTGGTGAGTATGAAAAGATGGGGTTCGGGGAGCGGACCGTAGTCAGAGCATTCATGCATTACCAGATCGAACAGATGAACGAGGAGGTAGAACGGATAAAAAGGGGAGCGTAAATGGCAAAAGTAATAGATATTACGCTGAAACTGATTGACAAGTGCAGTTCTCCGCTCAAAGGCGTGCAAAAAGGTCTGACGGAGCATGCAAACCAGTGGACAAGAGCAGGAAGACAGATCCAGAGAGCAGGAAAGAATATTGAGAGAGTAGGGGCTTCCCTGACAAAAACTCTGACCGTTCCGATTGCCACGGCGGGAGCTGCCTGTATCAAAGTAGCCAGTGATTTTGAAGCTGGAATGAGTACAGTGCAGTCCATCTGCGGTGCTTCAGGGGAAGACTTGGACAAGCTGTCTGAGAAGGCTAAGGAAATGGGTGCAAAAACCAAGTTTTCTGCAACTGAAGCGACAGATGCGTTTAAATACATGGGTATGGCAGGCTGGAATACACAGCAGATGCTGGATGGTATCGAAGGCGTTATGTATCTGGCAGGTGCTACCGGGGAAGACCTTGCATCGACATCGGATATTGTGACGGATGCCATCACAGCATTTGGACTGTCAGCACAGGACACGAATATGTTCGTGGATGTACTTGCCAAGACAGCAAACAGTGCAAACACAGATGTTGCAAAGCTGGGTGAATCGTTCAAATACGTTGCACCGATTGCCGGAGCAATGAACTATAACGTTCAGGATGTGTCGACTGCTCTTGGAATCATGGCAAACAGCGGAATTAAGGCATCATCTGCCGGAACATCTCTGCGGTCATGGATATCACGCATGGCAGCACCGACCAAACAGGTCAAGACCGCATTGGATGAGCTGGGATTGTCTCTGACGGATGCAAATGGTGACACAAAAGATTTCGAAATACTGATGCGGGACACAAGGGCGGCATTTTCAGAATTGACAGATGCTGAAAAAGCACAATATGCGTCCATGCTTGCAGGAAAATCCGGAATGTCCGGACTTCTGGCGATTGTCAATGCATCAGAGAGCGATTTTGATAGTCTGTCACAGGCGATATACGATTCAGATGGTGCCTGCAAACAGATGTATGACACAGCGAACGATAACCTGAACGGTCAGCTGACGATTCTGAAATCAACGGTGGAATCCATTGCAATCAGCTTGGGCGAACGGATGACACCATACGTCAAAAAAGCAACCGAGTGGCTGCAGAAGATGGCAGAGAAATTTAATTCACTGTCAGATGAACAGAAAGACCAGGTGGTTAAGATTGCCGGGATTGTGGCAGCAGCAGGTCCTGCATTAATCATATTTGGCAAAATGGTCAGTGCGATTGGAGCACCGATAAAGAAAATAGGTGAGTTTGGCAGAAGTATAAAAGTGGCTGGAGGTCTGTTAAAAT